CTTTTATTCCAATTCCAACATAGCAATCTTATATAGATTCCAATTTCTTCATTAGTTAAGTGTTGAGTACCAGCGATAAAATCTTCAGTAAAAAGATACCACGCTTTTAATTTTTCTTTTGGCTTTGAACTTTCTTCGATAAACATATTAACCTCCAACCTTTAATTGTTTATAGTATTTTATTGTATATTCGTTGACTTTAAAATCAAATTCGTCCGGTGTGTAATCTTTAAATATAAATTCATCTTGAACTTTTTCTATCGCTTTATTCTGTGCTTTCAACCATAAACCCCTAAACCAATCCGCAGTGTCAGGATCGTCAGGGATAATTATTTTAAGATTGTTGACTACGACGTGGGACATGATGATCAACTATATTTACTAAATCCTCCAAACATTTTTTGATACTTCCTTTTACTACAAAATGTGGCGTTTCAAAAGCACTTGATTGCACTTTCCATAATTTTTGTGATTTTGATAATTGACCTTTTTCGTTCTTTAGTTCTACATACAAAATTTTACCTTTAGGATATTCTATGATGAAATCTGGTACGCCTGATCTAAAACCCATTTTTTTTAATTTCATTTGATATTGCACAGATCGTTTGCCTTCATTAGCAACATGATAATGTCTGAATAAATAAATATCACTAAGTTGTATTAGCAAATCATTACAAGCAAATTGAATATCTATTTCTTTAGTCATGGGGGGTAAGCATAAACAAACTCACCCCCAATATGTAGTGTTAATTGTTGGAGACTATCACTACGCCTTGACAATAATGCTTAAAAAAAGAACTAAGCAAGATCATAGTATAAAAAAAAATTAAAAAAAGCAAGGTTTCAGAGGGTTTTTTTATTAATTATTTGCTTTGTAAAACCTAGGAAATGAGGTAGGATACTTACAATTAATAATAATAATAATGGAGACTATAATGATTAATAAAAAAGACAATAGCTTTCTAGGTTATCTAGTTAGTGAAAATGAAGTTGTTAACATGACTCAAAAACAATTTCATGATTTATTAAAAACAAACACTGATGCAAATTTTCATTCAGAAAATATTGTTTATATTTCTTATCGTACAGGAAATACAAATTTAATTTCTGAAGCTGAAAATATTTTAAAGAAACACCAAGATGATGGTTGTTTAACTTTTGATAACTCACAACATAGAAGTGAAGTTTATAATAAGTTAATTAATTTGTTTCTTCCTGAAAGACGAAAAACTATTTCGGAGTGTCTATAATGATCAATAGACTCTTTAAAAAAATACAAAAGTTTGACCTTATCGAAAGTGGTAAGGTCATTCACTTGTTTAAGATTACGCATACTGACAACTCTACTGCAGTTTATGATAACAAAGGTAAGATTGTTATGCGTAGTAAAATTATTAATAATAATAATGTTGGAGGTAATAATGAGAGATAAGCAAAGAAGCAAAGTCTATGCTTGGGAAAAAAAACTTTTCGAAGATCATGGATTAAAAAAAATGATTACAAATTTTGATGATTGTATGTCGTTAGAAGATTGTAATAAATTTGCTACTAGTATTTGGAACTCATATAAGAATAAGTTTTTTAGAAACTATAATGAGAAACAAACTAGAGTAGCAAGAGTAATTTGTTCTAACAATGCTGGTGGAAGACATGCGGCAGCTTATAGTGGCAATTATTATATCAAAGGCAATAAAGAAGTCAAAGACGGCAGAGATAATTGTTATAAAAAAATGCGTCTTCCTCGTTGGGCAAGATCAAAGCATATTATTATTCATGAAGTAGCACATTTTCTTTGCGAATATGATGAACATCATGGCAGAAATTTTGTTGGTGTTTATATGATTCTACTTAATAAGTATCTCGCATTTTCTTTACAGAAGATGTCAGACTTAGCTTATTCAATGAATATAGATTGGTCATTCAATGGCTCACCTAGTTTGAATAAAGCGTTTAAAAAAGCAGTTCAACCAGAGATTGACTTTGAAGCACTTAGATTGGGAGGTGAATAATGAAACTCCTAACTAAAACAATCAAAGCAAAACTTATTGATAATCATAACAAGCAAGACGGCACGAAACAATTTCGTGCTGTCGTTAAGTTATTTAATCCTATTGGTGCTGGTACTTGGTATCTTTCAGAACTAGACCCTGAAACTAATATCGCTTTTGGCTTATGTCAGATTCATGAAAGAGAATATGGCTATGTTAGTTTAGATGAACTTTCAGAATATAAAGGTCGTCTAGGTCTAGGAATTGAAAGAGATAAGTATTTTAAACCTACTAGCTTGGAGGAATTATATGAAAACTAAAAAACATGGTCATTATTATGATCACATTCAATTTATTGGTCGTGAGGTCAAAGTTGAAATAATAAAGATTAATCACTTCAAGAACATAGACGGATATCGTGGCTCTGAATGGGTTGGTCAAATAGATGATAAGCAGCTTATAAAAAGGCACAATTTTGAGGTCATATCAGCACCTACATATCATGAGTGTAAAATGTTGCTTATGGATTGGTTATTGACTAAAGGTGTAGATGAACTTGATGCAGTTTTAAAAAAAGCATTTGGTACTACTGCACCGAGTGGAGGTAAAAATGATCAAAAAAAATAGATCGAAATACTTTCCTTATGGTTATAGCCGTAAAGATATAATAGGTTATTGTCCTAGAACAAAAGAGCCTGTTTATGTGTATAAACATGTCTTACCAAAACAATCTCAATCAAAATTGTTAACAGTAAGATTTTTAATAATTTTCATTTTATTATCTATTGGAGTTGCCCTCGCTGGATGCTCAACTTCACCTATTGTAGATAGTAGAGGAAAATCATCTGCGAATATCAATGGCGATATGGACAGATATCACGATGACTATTACACTTGCCAAAGTATCGTAAAAGACAATACGAATGTCGTTTTAGATAAAGGTAAAGTGGTGTATAATGGTTTTCGTTGGAGAATATTATGGCTATCACCCAAGCTACAAACTAGACAAGATTTAATCAATAATTGTTTAGAGGGTCGTGGTTATAATGTTTTAAATAAACAATAATAATAAAGGAGTAAAAAATGGTAGCAGTAGTAGATAAGTTCTTTGATAACTCAGAGGACAATGAAGGAAAACCAAACTATGCAATAGACCTTATAGACGGCACACGTTTATATTGTCGTGGTGAGGTTATACATCCAATGCCTAAAAGTGGTGACGCAATTAATTATACAGAAATTAATACGAAAACTTCAAGCAAAGGAAATCAATATACAAATGTTAAAGACATTCAGATAGTTCCAGACCACACGCATGAAGCTGACGCAAGTATGGGACAAGTTATGAATCAATCTAATGTTTCAACTAGTCAATCAAATAGTTCAGCAGCTTCAAGACCTATGATGAATGGTAAAGACGCAACACAAAGGCGTGATATATTTGTCACAGGAATTGTTGGTCGTGCTATGGGTAGTGGTCATTTCGCAGTTGATGATATTTCTGAACTCACTAAAAATGCCGTAAGGTCTTTTAATGACAATCTCGAAAGATTATAAGAAAATATTTTCTAAGTACTGGGGGTATGCTGGTCAAGATACCCCCATGTGCTGGTCTTGTCATAGAGATTTTGCCGTAGATCTCCACCACTTAAAAGCAAGGGGCATGGGTGGCAGTCCTAAGAATAAATTAAACACGATTGAAAACTTAATGCCTTTATGTCGTCCCTGTCATCTGAAAGCTGAATATAGCAAAAGTTTCAATGAAGAATTAAAAGATAGAATGAAAAACAAAATACAAGAAAGATTATACGAAGAGCAAGAAAATGGTTTATGATTTAGAATTTGATCCTAACAAGTTATCTTATGAGCAAGAAAAGTTAGGTCTAAAATTTTCCGATGAAGATACTGCATTTGAACTGATGAAAAAAGAGGAAAAAATGTTGGTGTCAGAACTCACGCTTTACTACTGTCAGAATGTGAAGTATAAGAACACTACTGAATTAAATGCACATATTTATTCAGATAAAAGATTTAAGGACTTTAACGACAGATTCGAAAAAGTTCTTAGAGAAAGGAATCGTTCTAAAATTAGATACGAAACCTTTAAGACTTTTCGTGAGGACCTCAGAACTAAGGTCGTTAACGAAAGGGAATTGGCAAAACACTTATAGAAAGGAGTTGTTATGAGCCAGAATACACAAATACTATCTTACCTTAAACAAGGTAAAAAAATAACCCCCATTGATGCCTTAAATAAATTCGGTTGCTTTAGGTTAAGTGCTAGAATTTTAGATTTAAGGAAAAGTGGTCACCCTATAATTACTCAAACAATAACTAAACAAGGTAAAACTTTTGCAAGTTATAGTATGAGTACCAAAAGTATGGCACAACAATATAAAAGTTTTGGAGGGAATAATGTCAGATAGATTGTTAGAAGATTTAACACCAGAAGAGCAAGAGCAATACCACCAAGAACATGAAGATCAGATTAGTGGTGCAATTTTTCATGCTAGTCAAGATTTGAATGTTATGGAAAATCTTAAAATAGCCATTGCTATGTATCTTCATAAATTTGGTCGTGGTGCAATTAGTGATGATCTTATGAATCTACAAATTAAAGTTTCTAATATTGTAGAAAAACAAAAAGATTTCATTGATAAAATATGATTGAACATTTTAAAAAATTTGATGAGGGTGACAAAAAGAAATTGTTGCCCTTATCCTTTAGTCACTTGAATGAGTTCGCTTTTAATCGTGAGCGTTGGGCATTAAAAAGAATATTCAGATATGACTTTCCAAGTAGTGCGGCTGCTGAAAGGGGTAGCGCAGTTGAGTCAGGACTTAATATGATTTTAAATGGTATGGATTTTGATACT